TTTTCTAAATGTATCTTTAAGATCACTACCTAAACCAAATTTTTTTCTTGGATATAATCCGGTGATCCCGCCACCTCTGTATAATTGTCTTCGCATTTTCGATCTTGTTATCATAATGTTTATTAATTTTAAAAGGCAGGGATTTCACCTGAGTTTCTATTATTACTTGTTTTTTACTCGTAAATCAAGACTATGTTGTAACTTCTCTAGGCTTAATTTCTAAGGCCGAAAGGACTACATGTAGTCTATTTGCAGTAGCTGCAGTTACCTTTATTATTTCGCTCTCCTGTGCGACTAGGGGTGCTGATAACAGCTCTGTTGTGGCATTTGCCGATATTGATTTTGTCTTAAAAAGGCTAAATACATTATCAGAAGTATCAGTTAAAGTCACGGTAATTGTATCAGCATTACCTGAATCTTCAGATACTAATATAGATTTAATAACGGCAGTAGAAAAAGAAGGCACCGTATATAGTGTTGTAGCACTATTACTAGTTAAATCTGCTTTTTTATTTACGAAACTATTTGACATTATGCTAAAAAGAAAGCCTCCGCCTCTGATTCATCTTTCAAATCTTGTTGAAAAGATGTATTTAATTTTGTAACCACACTATCAACGTCTCTAACAAACGATTGTTGCACTTGTTGACTGTATTCTCTAGTTGGTTGTGTTAATGATTGTACTATTCTAGCCATTATCTTCTTCCATCCGGTTGTATATCTAATCTAAAAGTACCTAATTTCCAGTGCTGAGTTCTACCAGTATTATCTACTTTTAAAGATATAGCTCTTGCTCTTGCACGTGTGTCTATTTTAGTTGTAGTTGTTGAAGATGTAAAAGGTCCTAAAGATGAACTTGCTTGTGCATCTGTTGGGTAATTCTTTAAGTTTAATGTAACTCTTGCATCCCCAGTTTGAGTTAAAAAGTCAGGTATTACTCTTCTTATTTTCATCATAAATTCACCATCACCGCCCAAACCTTTTTGGTCTAAATCAAAATCTCCTGATTCTATACTAGCTTGAATAGCAGTTGTTGCACCTGCTTTAATTTGATTGGTTCCAGTTTCATGTTCAAAATAAGTTGTAACACCGTCAGTATTACCAACCGTTGCATCACTTGAAGCACTAGAATCATATTCAGTACCGTGTGGTTTACCAAATATAGATGAATCTGCCCAAGTAGATCTTGCAAGTGAACTTATGGTCCATATAGGCCGCTCGCTGCTTGAATCCATGTAATTGTATGTAACTGATCTAGAATTAGCTGTAGCACCACTACCTGGATAGAACCAAGTAACTTCACCAAATAAATTATTTAAACCTGCATAAATGTGTTGTCTAGGTACATCTGCTAAACCATCATAAACATAGTCTTCAACTAAACATGGTAATGATTGTAATTGTCCAGTATATCTAAAGAAACCATTTTCTGACATCCAGTATGCAGATCCATCAACCTCAACGGCTGCGTTTTGTCCAATTAATCCACAGTTAGTTCCAACTTGTTGAAACGAGAAAGTAAATGGTGGACCAACGAATTTCATAATAAATAAAGCTGTATCTGTCCAAATGTAAATTGCATCTCTACCTCTTATGGCTCCAACAATTCTTGTACCATCTGCAAGTCTTTGAGTTCCAGCAGTATTAGTTGAAGTTGGTGTCCAAGTAGTTAATGATTCTTGTGAAGACCATCTAACGTACATGTCATCTTGAGTTGATGTTGTACCAATTGTCGTTTCTGTTCCAAAACAAACTAAGTGACGATCTGGTGTAGAAACTAAAGTAAATTGTGATGCAGTAGGACAACCACTTACAATAGTTGCTCTAGTAGAAGTTGCACCTGTTGCATTAGAATTCCATTCAAAAGTTGCACCATCTGAAATAGTTGCAATAAGTTTATTACCAAAATTATCTAGTGACCATATACCAGGAGCTGTTACAATGTCACCCGTTTGTGATGCACCCCATTTAGTATAATCTGATGCGTTAGTTACAGTAGCTGCATCACTGTGCGATGCTGCTGTCGTGTTATCTGCTCCTCTAGTTAAACCTGTTATAGTTCCAGTACCAGTAGTGTTTGATGTATAAGCAATTCTTTCATCATCTATTACTATAGTTCCTGATGCAGGAAATCCTGTAGAGTCATCAAGTACAATACTTGTTGAAGATGAAGTTAAAGCTCCATCTAAAGTAGATAGAACAGCACCTGCTGTAGTACCACCCCATACTCCTAATCCCCAACCAGCAGCTGATTCTTCAACTGCAGGTCCAATTGGATAGTAGTGTTGAACTCTTATTCCACCTGATGTAGATGCTCCTGATCCTGATTCATTTGATCCCATTTCAATTGTAATCGTTGTTGAAGTAGGGACGGTTGCAACCATAAAAACTTTATCATCAAAATCACCAGAACTAAAATCAGAATTGGTAATAGCGGTAAAATTATCCAGCTTAATAATATCGTACTGATTAATACTATGAGCAGATGCAAACGTAATCGTAACTGTTGCATCGCTTTGTGTTGTTGTAAACGCATTTGTTAATGTTGTTGTAGCCTTAATAGGAGTAATATCATAAAATGCACCTCCTGAATACACATATAAAATTCTGTTTGTGCCTAATGCTGAATATTTAATACCATCCGAATTAACGAATTGGTGCATAGCAGTTGTTCTACCAGTTAAAGTTATATCACCTAACTGTGCCCAACCACCTATTTTTTCAGGTGAACCATATCTAAAACGAACATAGTCTCCATCAACCCATTGACCCTCGCCGCCCGTTGCTGTGACTTGCTTATTGATTCCCGCTTGAATATTTATTTTTTGTAACATAAAAAGCCATTATATTATTTATTCCTTAATTTTGGAATACCTAACACCGGCCTTTTGTCGAACCTATTACTATTAGCAAAAGGACCATTTACATGGTTATAATGAAGGAATACTTGTCCACAAGTTTCTCCTTCAAGGGGTTCTCTCCAATGCTCTAATTCACATCCACTATATACTAGCATATCTCCCACTTCAAGCAAGACTTTAGTGCCTTCTGGGGCATTGGGCTTTATTATATTTTTACGTTCATCAATTACATTATCAGCTCCTGTACCATCTATAAATATAGGCCAAGAAGCTCCTCCTAAATGAAGAGTGGTAGATATTTCACAACTAGGTCTATCTTTATGACGTTTTAAAATATCTCCTTTTTTATATAATCTAGCATATGAATAAGTAGGTACTAATTGAAGCCCTGTTTCTTGCTGCATTTTTGGCAATACCTTTACCATTAAAGTTTCCATTACAGGATCAGCATAATGAGAATACGTATTAGGCACTTGTTCATCGTCCCATGTTCCAAGTAAACCTGTGTCGTAAGTTATATTATTTTTATATAAAAAACTTACTGCATCTCTTTTTAATAAAAAATAGTTAAATATAAAATTAGCTAATTCATATGATATAGCGTTCTTAATAACTTGATATTTTTTATATTGAAAAATCATAACATTATAAAATTAAAAGATACCGATATTCTTATATCATTACTTTTATTAGGTTCTACTTTATGCCACAACCAAGATGGAAACATTATAAGTCTCCCAGGAATTGGTTCAAAATAAGATTCTCTCCATAATTCTTTAGGTAATTTTCCTTTTTTTCTATTAGGCATACATTGTTGTACTCCAGGTCTTGGGTCCATAACTTGAAGTCTTCCAGAATCAGGTTTTGCTTTTACATAATAAGCACCAGAAAATAATGAGTTAGGATGTATGTGAGAATGATTATACCCACCAGGTGGATTAATATTAGCCCACATATTTCCTAGTTTAGGTTCCATATCTAAATACTCTTCTTGTTTTATTTCGTTTTGCATTTGAAATAATTCTTTAATTAAAGGTTCATATTCTTTTCTTTGATTCATATCAGTTTGTGAATGCCAGCCATTCATATTAGTTTTGTTTACACCTTTATCTTGATTACTCCATTCAACAATATTTTTTTCTAGATATAGATTTAACTCATTAGCGTTGGGTAAATCTTTAACATAAATAATAGTTGGAAATAAATATTCTTTAATCATTTAAAAGGTTCTCCTCCAAACCACATAACTAGCGACTGTCTAACACCACGTGTAACTGGTGCTACTCTATGATTTAAGAATGATGCAAATATAATTGCATGACCTTGTTTAAGTTTAGCTCTTTTACCAGGAGCCATTAATTCTAAGTCTCCCCCTTCAAATTGATTTTCAGGAGACAACAGACAAGTCATAGATATTTTTCGCACTGGTGGTTCATAGGTCATATTAACATCTGTATCCATATGCCAATCATAAAAACCACCCTCTGGATATTCTGTAAATTGAGCTTGTTCTGTTATTTGTATATTCTCAAATCCAAAATGATTTCTATTTGCTTTTTGTATAAATTCATTTATTTGATTATACATTTCTGGCATTTCTTTAAAAGGAATCCAACCAATAGTTGTAACTCTTTTCTTTGTATCTGTGCCACCTTTAGGTTTGCCCGTACCAACTTGTGCTTGTTGTGGTTTTTGCCTATGTCCACATTCAATAATCTGTCTACATTGATCGGGTGTGAATAAAGGAGTTGTTGTTTCAACTATCCAACTCTTCCATTTAGGTTCTGTTATTATCATGATGCGCTCCTATTTTTAATTGAGTCATATTCTACATCCATATTACATGAAAGAGTTCTTCTTATGTCGGTGCTATTGTTAAAAGGATATACACAATGTCTCATATCATATGGAAAAACAAAAAAACTTCTTTCTCTTAACTCAGGACCATAATCAACATTTGCAAATTGACCTGATGAATTTCCTAATATTGATAGTTGACCATTCATAGGTTTATCGGTTGCTGAATATTCAACGCCAGTATTCTTTGGTAGTTTTAAAATCATCACTGAAGACAATCCTGTAAATAATGATCCTTGATGAACATGGACAGGGTTATATTCATTAGCTTTCATTTCATTAATCCAGATAGAGTTCATATGCATTTTATAATCTTTAATTTTATTCCAATCTAAATAATGTTTCATAACTATATAAAACCATTGACGTACATTATCTGGTAAACAATTATGTGGATGCATTTTGTTATTGGGAGATCCATCAAAAAATAAAGAATGTTCATTTTGAATTTTACCTACTAATTGTTTATTAGCTGGTGGTAATTCATGTCTTCTTGTTTCATAAATATGATTAATAATATTATATACATCCAAAGGTACTTCATACCTTAATACTGATTGACCTAAAAATATAAAACTAAAATTTAATGTGCCCATATTTTTCTCTTATTCTTTGTGGTATTTTTTCAATGTAGGGATTGTATTCTTTCTTAATTTCATTCCGTATAGTATGCATATTTTTGCCAACAATGCTATCATTATATCCCATACCATTAACTTGAATTTGATTTAGATCAAAAAATCTATGATTAAAATAAGGTATGTTAAAGAAAGTATATACTTTATTTATTTCTTCTTCAGGGTTTTGTACTAAATTATCATACTTCATAAAGTGACATATATCAGGATAGTTATATGCATTTTTAATTGCTTCTAAATCTTTGGCAACAGCACCATCTTTATTCATTATCATTGATAATTTTTCTTCATCATTTTTACAACCATATCTATTAGGAAATGCATTAGGCTCTTTTGTATACCATTTCATATAACTAGCTAATACATCCATTAAATCTCTAATTATTACTATGCACTTAAAAGGTTTTTTAAAATGTTTTTGCATTAATTGAAAATTACCTTTAGTCATAACAGGACCACGATCTATAATGTATTTTTGTGGCCAATCTTTGTAATAATTTACATAAACAGAATCTAATACGTTATCTAAAGACTGATGATTTGGATAATTTTGAAATACATCTGTCTCTTTTAATAAAGATAAATCTTTCATAATCTCCAATGTAATAGAATTAGGGGTGCACGCTATATTAGAGTTTTGATTTATGATAGATGTAAACAAGGTATTTCCCGACCTTGGCATAGCAACTAAAAAGAAAAGTTTTTTAATCCTGTTGTCCGATTGAGTTTTTGTCGAATTCCAGTTTTGCATTTTCTTTCTTTTTATTTTCTATTGCTATATCTTTTTTAATTCTTTCAATTGACTGTAGTTGACCTAATACATTAAATACTTCTGGTTGAGAAGAACCAGATGTTAAAGTTTCTGCCTTATTTTTCATAGTTAAATGATAAGAATTTAATTGGTGAGTATTTACATTTTTAGTATCAAATGAACCATCATCAAATTTCTTTTTAAATTTAGACCATAACTTTATTTCTCTCATCCTGTCTCTCGCCACTAGCTGCATGCTTGCTTTATTATAAACTTTTTCATCTATATCTATTTGTAAAAGTTCTTTCTTTAATGGATCTTCTTCTTTATCTAATTTTTCTTGTAATCTTTTAATTTTAACTTCTGCTCTTCTATAATCAAAAGAAAGACTCATTAAATTTTCTAAAAAAACATTCTGCTCTCTAACACACTGCCAGTATTTAGCAGCTTTCGTTGGATACTTTGCATCATTTAAAACAGAAAACTGCATCTCAGTCTCCGTTCTAAACATTTGTTTTTTAGTCCAAGTATCTCTAAGTTCTTCTGTTAAACCTTTAAATATTTTAACTTCTTCTGGGTCTAATAAATTATTTAAGTTTGGTGCTTCTTTTTCTATTAACGCTTTTATATTTCTTTTATCTGTCATAAAATCCTTTCGTTATTTCTAATATAACTATTAATTAATCAAAGTCAATTGTTTTAGCTGTATCTGCTGTTGTTTCCGCTGTAAATTCTTCTGTGTTAGCTTTATCTGGGGAAGCTCCACCAGCATAAAAAGCACTTGCTGAAGTTCCTCCTCCTGCTCCTGTATGTCTTCCAGTTGCTAAAGAAGGTCTAGTAGCCCAACTTGTTCCATCATATTCTTCTGTATCAGCTTTATTAGGTCCTCCTCCAAAAGCTAAAAATGCAGTTTGTGTTCCTGCACCACCAACATTATATCTTGCAGTTCCTTTTTTTCCTACATCTGACCATGCTGAACCATTATATTCTTCTGTATAATCAGTAAGGGGACTACCTGTAGCAGTTGTAACAACAGCCGCTGTAGTGGTTCCTCCTCCTGCTGTAGGGGAAAATTGAAGTGCTTGATTTAATGTAGGTAAAGCTGTCCAACTTGATCCATCATAACTTTCAGTATTATCATATGAATTTGGTGGGGATGCGGCATCTCTTCCTCCATAAGCAATTGCAGCAGTTTGAAGACCAAGACCTCCCACGTTTGCTCTTGATTGATTTAAATTGTCTCCTTCTGTCCAACTAGAACCATTATATTCTTCACTAGCAACAGATCTGCTGTTTGGATAAGTATATCCACCAAAACCTAAACCTGCAGTTTGAGTTCCAGCACCACCTAATGAACTTCTAGCTGTATTTAAATTGTCTCCTTCTGTCCACGATGAACCATCGTACTCTTCACTTTTATTTTGAGGAGCTGCGGATGCCCCTCCTGGTAAGGAAGCATCTCCTCCAAAAACTAATCCAGCAGTTTGTGTTCCTGCACCACCTAAAGCATCTCTAGCTTGATTTATATTTCCACCACTAGCCCATGCTCCAGCAGTAACTACTTTGAATGTGTTATGCCATTCTTCTGTGTCTGATATAAGCCCTGGTTGAACACCTGATATTGCTAATGCTGCAGTGGCTGTTCCACTTCCAGCAAGCTGAATTCTATGTTTTGCCATATTTGCACTAGCAGTCCAACTTGTACCATCCCACGTATAAGCTTCTACTCCAGCGGGAACTCCTCCAGGAGGTTCACCACCATAACTTACTGCGTTAGTTTGAGTACCACCGCCTTTATTATTACCACACGAAACTGGTAAATTACCAACTTCTGTCCATGAAGAACCATCATAAGTTTCACAATTGGCAGTTCCTCCACCAGCTGCTAAAGTTGCTGTTTGTGTTCCTTGAGTTGCAGCCATAAAAGCATTTCTTGCACTGTTCATGTCACCACCTGAAGTCCAATTAGTACCATCGTATTCATTCGATGCATCTTGATTTGCAGTTGCTGTGTGTCCACCCATTTGAATACCAGAAGTTAAAGTTCCTGATCCATTAGAGTTTGTAACACTTGCTGGATAATTATTTCCAGCAGTCCATGAGGAACCATTATATTCTTCAACATTTGCTACTATATCAGAAGGAGCTGGATGAGTTCCAGCTACAGCGACCGCAGCGGTTTGAATTCCAAATCCTCCTATGGAACCTCTACCTACATTCATATTATTGCTAGCTGTCCAGCCAGTACCATCATATTCTTCTGTACTAGCATTTGGATTAGGATAAATTTCACCACCAAAAAATACATTTGCTGTTTGAGTTCCAGCACTACCACCATAACTTCTTGCAGTAAGTACAGGACTACTAGCTGAAAAAGCAGTTGTTGCTAAAAATGATTTTAATTGTCCTGTAGTTGTATTGTACCAAACATCTCCAGCTGTTCCAGGAGATGGATCAGAGTCAAGGTACTTGACTTTAAGACCTTTTAATTCGGTATAGTCTGCCATTTAAATTCCTTTAGGGGATTGAAATTGCTGTAGGTCTAGGTCCTCGAAGTGCTTTTTGTTCATCAGATAAACCATCCCATTCATTTTGAGCAGCAGTGACTGCTGCAGTAACTAAAGTTTGTGCTTCTGATTTTGTTTTTTCAGTTCCGTTTCTATCAGCTAACCAACATGCTCCTCTTTCATTAGCCCCAATAACCCAAACATCAACATAGTCATCGCCATCTTTTCCAGTGTAACCTCTTAGAAAAAAGTTTCTTCTATCTTCATGAGTAAAAAATCCTTTTCCAGTGTTTGCTGCTACGCCATATATAAATAGTGCCATATTAATCCTCCTTTTATACTTTATATATTAATAATATCATAAATCAACTATCAGTTATAGTTTTTAAATTTAATGCTGTTGTTTCCCCTGTAAATTCTTGTGTAGTATTTGCTCCCGGACTTCCACCAAATTGTAAAGCAAGCACTGATGTTCCTATTGTGCTTCCAGCCATATCTTCTCTCCCTGTACCCATAGCTGGTCTTGTTGACCAAGATGTTCCATCATATCCTTCAGTAGTTGTTCTATTAGGATTACCACCAAAATATAAAGCTGCTGCGCTAGTTCCACTTGCCGCAGCTGAATGTCTTCCTGTGTTTAAATTTCCACCATTGGTCCAACTTGAACCATCATATTCTTCAGTAGAATCTGTATCATCTTCACCACCTATTGCTATTGCAGTTGTTTGAGTTCCTGCTCCAGATGAGTATCTAGTATTTACATTCATTGCTCCACCAGCCGTCCAATTAGTTCCATCATATTCTTGTGTATTCTCAATATTAGCATCACTAGCATCATGACCTCTAAAAACTATTCCAGCAGTTAATGTTCCTGCAGCTGCATGTTGTCCTCTCGTTGCAGGTAAATTATTTACTTCAGTCCAAGATGATCCATCGTATTCTTCAACTTCTGCTTTAAACCCTGGACTTGGAGATTTGTAACCTCCAGCACCAACAGCGGCTGTTTGTGTACCAAAACCATGTAAAGCATCTCTAGTTGTATTAAGATCCCCACTTTCAGTCCATGATGAACCATCGTATTCTTCAGTTTTTCCTGTTACAGGAGGGGTTCCTGCAAATGCTAAACCTGCTGTTTGTGTTCCCGTTCCACCAAGATTATGTCTACCAGTATTTAAATTTCCACCGCTTGCCCAAGCTGCTGCTGTATATGCTAATGCTGAACTATGAAATTTTTCTGTAGTCGCTACTATAGGTGGAGTTTGTCCTCCTCCTATAAAAGCTCCATCAGTTGAGGCAGGTGATCCACCTGCAAAACCTGTTTGTCTTCCTGTTCCTAAAGTTGATGAGTTTGTCCAACTTGAACCATCCCATCTTTCAAAATTAGTTATAGCAGGATAACCTCCTATGGCTCCTGCGTCTGATTGAACTCCTGATCCAGTTACACCATATCTAGCTGTATTTAAACTTCCGACTGTTGTCCAATTAGTTCCATCATATTCTTCAGCACTACTTAGTGGATTTGATGAAGGGGAAGACGGAGCTGTTCCATCTCCTGGTTGTCCAAAACCACCAAAAAATATTGAAGCAGTTTGAACTCCTGCTGAACCCATATTACTTGCACCAAAAGGTTTATTGTTTCCTGTTGTCCAACTTGATCCATCATATTCAAAAGTTTCTCTTGTTCTTCCTCCTGTACCAGGAGCCGCGACATAATCATAACCTCCCGCTACCACTGCTGCAGTTTCAGTTCCAGCAACACTTGATTGGCTTATAGCTTGAGGGTGAGCTGTTTCTGCAGTCCAAGAAGAACCATTCCAAGATTCTGATTCATTTGAATAAGTTGAAACAGGGGGTCTAACACCACCTAAAAAAAGTGCAGATGTTGAAGTACCATTTCCTCTAATACCAAGTCTAGCAACGTTCATATTAGGTTCTGAAGACCATCCACTTCCATTCCAAGAATAAGTAGTATTAACAGCAGTTGTCCAATCACCACCTGTTGATCCACCACCTGCTAACCCAGCTGTAGAAGGACTAGTGGGTAAAGAACCTCCCTCTGTTTTACCAGCAAGCATGGCTGGACCAGCTGACCACGCAGCAGTAGTAACTCCTACTTTAAAATCTTTATCAGTATCACTATAAAAAACTTCTCCTTCACCTTCAGCAGTACTTAAATCTGTAGTTAAAAACTTAATTTTTTTTCCATGTATTGCTTTATAATCTGTCATGATGCATCCACCGTTCTTACTGTTACTCCTTGAGTCCATTCTTCTGTTGTAGTTGTTTTAGCAGTTGTGCTTGTTCCACCCATTATAAAACCAGCTGTGTTTGTACCAGCGGCTCCACCATCGTGTCTTGCTCCTGCTATTGTTGCTGAATTTGTTGTCCAACTTGTGCCATCATATTCTTCAGTAACATTCTTTCTAGTAGTACTAGGGTTTGTACCTCCAACTATAACTCCTGCTGTTTGTGATGCACCAAATGCAAATAAATATCCTCTAGCTGTATTAAAACTTCCTCCTGCAGTCCAATTAGTTCCGTCATAATGTTCAACTGCACTCGTAGGATAAGGAGGTTGATTATTACCTACAAAAACAGCAGCTGTTTGTGGTCCAAATGCTCCTTCTGCTGTTCTTCTTGCTGCTGGATGATTAGTTACACTAGTCCATGAAGAACCATTATATTCTTCAGTTGCTACTTGAAGAGTTGGTGTAGCTCCTAAAGATTGTACTGCAGCTGTTTGAGTTCCAGTACTAGCAGCATACCATCTACCAGTATTTAAATTAGATCCTTCTGCCCAAGAGCTTCCATTATATTCTTCTGATTCATTCATTGCTTCACCATCATATCCACCTGCATATATAGCAGCCGTTTGTGTTCCACATCCTGCCTGATAAGCCCGTGCAGTATTTGCATCGCCACCTGCTGTCCAACTAGAGCCATCATATTCCCAAGCTTCTGCTACAGCAGCACTACTATTTGCATCGCCTCTTCCAAATGCTCCTAAACCAGCAGTTAATGTACCAGCTGATCTAATACCCGCAGTGGCATTAGAACCAAATGCTCCTCCACTTGCCCAAGCAGCTATATAAGGTGCTACTTTTAAAACTTGAGTAGTAGAATTATACCAAATCTCTCCTACAATTGGTGAAGGTGGATCACTAGAATATCTTTTAATTTGAAAACCGTGATCAGTTTTATAATTTCCCATTTATTCTCCTTAATTATTCGTTAGGAGCCATCCTTGAGTACTATCAGTAAACACTAATGTAAATGCTGCTCTTTCTGTTGCAACTGTCAAATCTTCAGAAGCTCCGTGTATTTTTTGTGAATTTCTTCCAACTGTACAGTTATTAGAATCAAATGTTCCTGCATAATCTATAACTGTAACACTATCTCCAATTGAAGGAGAAGCAGGTAATGTCATTGTAAAGGCAGAAGAAGTTGTATTTACAAAATAACCTCTTCCTGAAACCATTGTAGTTGCCCCTGTAACAACAGCTTGCCAAGAAGTACCACCTGGATTATATGTTTTTAAATCTGATGCAGGAATTTGTTTTGTTGTAGTTCCATCTATAACAATTATTGCATCAGAATCTGCTAATGTAATAGAAGATGTAGATTTAGCTGAACCATCTAATAAATTAAGTTCTGCTGCTGTTGAACCTACAGCAGTACTTCCTAATGTAAACTGTCCGTCAGGTACAATAAGTCCTGCA